TTATGCCACGTCGATCCATTCGGCGCCCCGACTGTCCCGGTAGAGATCCGTCATCTTCGCGGAGCGGTGGCCGAGCAGTCGTTGCGCATCGCGCCCTTCTTCTTCATGAAGCCTGGCAGCCAGGGAACGCATCTCATGGAAGCTTGGCGGGCTGGCGCCGAAATCGAGCCCATGCTTCTTCGCCGCCCTGTCCCTCGCATCAGCGAACGCGGCGCTTATGGTGTCCAGCATAATCGGCTGCCCAGCCTTGGCGCGACTGATCGTGCGGTGATGATGGATCATGTAGCGGGAAAGAACCCTCCCTCGGCATGATTTGATCACTGCGGCCAGATCGAGACCAAGGGCAGCCAGACCAATCGACGTGCTTATACGAAGGCGCATGCCCGTCTTCGACTGAACAACCTGCAGGTATCCGTCCTGCTCGTCCTTGAACTGCATTGCTGCAAGATCCTCCCGCCTCTGTCCGGTAATAACCGCCAGTTCCATGGCTCTTTTCAACCAGGGCTGTTTTGCCTCGGCATAGATCAGACGCCATGTCTCCAGGGTCAGGCGCTCGCGCTTGATTTTCACCCGCGCCGCCTTCGTCACCTCCACCGGGTTTTTGTCAGTCCATCCGGCCGCCATCGACTCCATGAAAACATCCCGCAGAAGGGATCGCATGGCTCGGGCCATTTGTGCTTTCCCTTCCTTCGCCATCTCCGAGAAGTAGCCGGCCACATCAATGGTCCCGATATCCCGGATGTCCATCGTTCCGAACCTGGCGCGCAGCCGTTTCAGGCGCATCCGAGTATTACGGACACTGGCCGCCGCCAGGCCGCGCTCGGCGTAGATCTTTTCGTACTCGGTGAGCCAGTCGTCAAATAGCCGCGGCGGACGTGATGGCTCAGAACTGAGCCTGTCGGCGATAGTCGGCTGAAGCGCTTCCGTGTGGTTTGCTTCGATCGCTTCCCGAATCGCGCGAGCCTTGTCCTTGCCCAGGCCGAACATCCGGCCGCTTACTGGATCTCGATAGGCGTAGTAGGTTACGCCTGACCGAGAGTCCGTCTTCTTGTACAGGTTTGGCGGGAGGTCCTTGGACCCCTCTTTACGCGGCCTTGGTGCCATGGCGTGCGCTCTTAATGCGGGATATCAGACTGTCGCCAGGTGCGGAGCGTTTAGCGGGCTCTTGACTGCTGTACTCCGCATCCGGGCTCACGTAGTAGCTTCGACCATGTTTTACGGGAGCAGGGATAATACAGCCATCCCTTGCCCACCTGCGGAGGGTGTTGATACTCGGCGGCGTCCTGAAGTGCTCAGCCGCCCATTCTTCTAGGGTTACGAGTTTCATTGGACAATACCTCCCCGCCCTGCTGGCGCTGGTCGGGAAAATGGTTTTCGGGGACTGGCAGCCTATTTAGCTGCCGTACGAGTTAGAACGAGCAGCCCCATTGCAGGGCTGCGAATGCTGGCGCGAGTTCGATCACTGCATGTAGCGCGACCAGGCTGGCGCCGATGACGGCTACTGCCGCAAGTCTGGATAGGGCTTTCTTCATGTGAAGGGCTCCGGATCAGTCGCCCGCGGCCTTTGAGATCAGGTGCATGAGCATTTCGCGCAGTTGCTCGCGCTCTAGCACCTGTCCGGTTTTCGCGTACTCGTCGGCCTGGCGCAGGATCGCGTCGATCTCGATGTTGAACATCGGCGAGAGCACGTCTGGCTCGCACTGTTCGAGCAGCAACTGGATTGCGCGGGTCGGGTGCGCCATGGTGATGCCGAGCCAGTTGTAGGCCGAGGCAGTGCGGTAGTAGCGAAGGCCGGCGATCTCATGCCGGCGCGGCGGGCGGAAGGGTTTCGTGCGCATATGCAATCCGGGTAGTGGGTAGCCCATTATCCGAATTGCTGTATATGCGTACAGTGGTTGGCGATGGGTGGCTATGCTTGCTCGCTCAGCAGGGCGCGCAGGTCGTTCGCAATTTCAAGCATTTTCTTCGCGCGTGTCGTGGCTGCTCACCAGGCGCATCGAGCATCCGCAGAACGGACACGGTTTCAGTTCTTCAGCCATTGGACTTCCTCCTGCGGGAAAGACGCCAGAGCCGCCAGATGACGATTGGTGCGCCTATGGAGACGGCAATCCAGTTTATCGGCCACCACCAGACCAATGATCTGCGGGTGATGCATTGGTCTCCGACGTAGACAGGAGGGCCGTGATAGGAGAAAAGGGTCAGGTATTTTTCGAACCTCAGAACAATCATTTGCTCTTCTCCGTATCGATCAGCGCTCTGCACACGGGGCAGTCCGGATCGCGCGTTTCGTGCCCTTCGAGACCATCAGGGCAATGCCCGTTGTTCAGGTGCCCAACCTCCCCGGTAGCGAACCGGCGCAGGGTGTCGAGCGCGGAAGCGCTGACCGTCTTGCCGTTGAGGCGCGCCAGTTCGTTGAGGCAAGCGTTCCAGCCTCTGCAATAGTGGGCGCTCTTCCTCCGGTCGTTGGCAGCATCCGGCACAACCACCACCCTTGCGCGCAGTGCCGCGACTTCCTCCCTGAGCGCCTGGGCCTCGGCGGCAAGCTTGGCGTAGGCGTCATGTTCGACGAATTCCCCGTCAGGATGCTCATACCAGCAAGCCGTCGTGTCGAAGTTGTAGCGCGTCACGTCACTCATGACCTACCTCCTTGCCGGGCGCGGCGGCGAGAGATCGCAGACCATCATGGATGGCTCGCAGGTCGTCGTCGGTCGGCTCTGTGCGCAGGTACAGAACTACGGAGCGCGGATAGGCGAAGTCTCGTCCGATCCCTGACACCTCCGGCACGCTGTGCTGAGCCTGGGCTACAGGGGCGGTGTAGAGTGGAATCGTGTAATGCTCGCTGACATCGAGTGGGCGATGGATTCCTCTACTACTGCCCGGCACGCGCTGTAGCAGATCCTTGACGTCTCGATGGATGACATCGACGCGGTTTGGCTGATCGTGCATCCATGCCACCGGCTCCTGCCTCTCCAGCTCCGCGACCCTGGCCAGGGCGGCGCGCAACTCCGCTCGTAGTCGTTCGTTATCCTGGCGAATTCCATTGTTGTTTACATAGATGTTGACGCGGTTGCGCTCCGATTCCAGTTCAGCCCGCAGTGCCCCGACGATGCTCTCGTGCTGGGCTAGCAGCGACAGCACGTAGTCCACGGCGGCTTGCTCATTGGGGCCGAGCAACTTCTCTTCGGACTTGAAGCGACGCATGAAGTACGCGGCCCGTTCTGGCGACATTTCCGGCCGCTCCGCCTCTGCCTGCTCGGCCTGCGCCGGGGATGGTTGCGATTCAGCGATTACGCTAAGCACGCGCCCCTCTTTATCCTGGCGGGTTACCGATACGATGGTGCCGGATTCGTTCTTGGTGACAACAACCTCGCCAGAGGGTTGCGCCAGGGCGGCGCGCTGGATCGTCTTCAGCGCTTTCCAGTCGTCTACGATGGTCCCGTCATCGCCATAGCGCCGGCGATCCTCAACCCACATGACGGCTCGGTCGAATACGTTCCACGGAACCTGGACAATCGGGAACGGGCCCCAGCCGTCCCGCTCCCCCTGCGTGCCCTGCAAGTCGCGCTCATCCCCGCCTGCCTGCTCTACCGATTCCTGTTCGGGATCGATGCGCTCTGCCGACATGAGGGCAAGCACCGCCTCGGCCGGAGTCGCGCCCTCGGCCTTCGCAAGAGGAATCTCCCGATCCAGGTAGAGGTCCGCGTGCCACTGGCCTTCGTACTCCGGCGTCAGAGCGATTCGGTTGGTCGCCACCAGGTCCAGAATCGCGCTGCCAGAGTGCTTGGCACACAGCGTCACGTAGATCACGTCGGAGTACTCGCCTCCACCGCTGCTGTATTCCACCTGGCACCCGCACATGGCGGGCCTTCCGTTGATGAAGGTCAGCGTGGCAGCTACGCCCGCCAGCTCTACCGGTGCCGGATGTGCCGGGCACGGATGGCGGAGGGAGCCGTCTCCGGAAGGGCAGGTGCATTCATTTGCTTTGGTCATGGGAGCTTTCTCCAGGCCTCGGTTTCGAGGTCAGAAACGGTTATCAGTCGGCGCCGGCGCTCGATGTTTTCGAGTTGAATGACCTCACCCAGGCTGTCGATGACGACCCAGTGAATGCCGGTGGGAATGTGCAGGTAGCGGGCTGGCGCGTTAGAGGGGTAGAGGGCGTTTATGCGGCGGACTGCGGGGCTTTCGTCGAATGGCATGATGGGCAGGCTCCGTAGGGCGGTGCCGTGTAGCAGTGCTCACCGCTGGCGCCCTGGTCAGCGTCGTTTGCGATCTCGTTGAGTTGGCGTGCGAGCTGGCGCAGTTGAGAGGAGGAGAGCAGAGCGCCGAGGCGGGGGAGGCCGTTGACCTCGGCCAGGCGCTGGCCATCCTTGCCGTCCAGGAACAGCGCGGTCAGGTTGAGGGTGTGCATGGCGTTTCCTCGACTGGTCGGAATGTGGAAAGCCCGCTTCTGGCTATCTGCAGCACTTCCATACCGATACCGCCGGTAGAGACGTCGGTGAGGGCGGCGATCCGTTCGAGCGCCTTCCTTGCGGTTGCCAGTTGATCCTCGGGGGACTGGTACGCCGGCATTCCGGCCAGGCGCCGGCACACGAACGGATCGTTGTCGCTTGGTATCGAGCAGCAGGTGAATTGGATTGCCCGGCACTTGCAGACGAAATCAGGCTCCGGGATGGCCTCGGCGTCGACGACGTGCATGCCGAGTGTGATTGCCAGGTTGCGCTCGATGTTCGCGCCGCGGGATCGCTCCCACCCTGGAAGCAGGGCCAGGATGTCGCAGTCCATCAGCCGCTTGATCCCGTCGCGCATGAATGTCTCCCACGGCGATCCGCGGTAGACCATGTTGACGGCTGGGTTCTCGACCAAGTATCCGAGCGCGCGGATCCGCTTCTCCTCGGCGTTGAACGCGGGGTAGTTGAAATCGCGGATGCCGGTCATGGGGCCGGACAAGTAGACGCGATGCATCATGAGAGTTTCTCCAGATGAGCTTTAAGGCGGCGCCCGATCCAGCGCACGACAGGGACAGCCTTCGAGTTTCCGATCGCCTTGTATCGCGGGCCGTCAGGGCATTCAGTAGCGGGCTTCCCACGCCAAGGGATCAGCGTGTAGTCGTCGGGGAATCCCTGCAGGCGCTCGCATTCCCGGGGGGTGAGGCGACGGACGCCAGCAGCTTCAGGTGTTATCGGTTGGCCGCGCCCAGTTCCATCCTCGCTGGCGTCGAATCCTTCCGCCTTCAGGGTATGGATGATGTCGCCGGTAACGCAGACACCGTGCTGCGCGCTGGCCTGCAGCGTGAACATTGGATCGCTCTCCGCGCCGACGCCCAGCCCGGCGCGCGGGTCGGATGTGCTTCTACCTGTCCGCTTGCCGACCTCAAGCAGTGGATATGCGATAGCGACCTGGCCGCCGGCGTTGGCGTGGCTGTCGCCGTGCCCCATCGCGCGTAGCGTCGGCGCAATCTCGCCGGCGTCGGCGCCGTAGTCCTTGCAACTGAAGGCAATGGGTGGCTGACTCGATGCCGGCAGTGTGTGGCACAGCCCGGGAGTTGGTTGGCTGCGATTCGTCACGCTGGTGATCTGGTTCGGGTCGAATACGGCATTTTCCTGGCCGTGGTTCCTGCCCAGAGTGTGGGCGCAATCTTGGACGACGTCAGGATCTTGCGTGCCGTGTACGACCAGCAGGCCCGACTCTGCGTCCTGTTGTTTCGCGCTGCCGGCTGCCTTCCCGTTCGCCTGGAGGGTGCCGGCCACGGCCGGCGCCACGCAGAACGTCTCGGATGCGAAGTCGTTCCGAACGCCATGCGCGGTCAGGGCGCCGGCCTGGAATAGAGACCGGCTCTGGTTCTCCCCACCGAAGGCGGGGACGCCGGTCATTACTTCGACAGCAGGCCCTTCGTCGCCCTCGCAATTCGGGCAACCCCACTGGCCAAGGCTCAGGTCGAAGAGGTACCCGCAGCCGCACTGGAGCGCAGTGCCGAAAGGAGCGTGTCCGGCAATGTCTTGCCCCTCGCCTCGGCGCGGCGGAGTATCCCGGCGCATGCCTTCGCGCTCAAAAAGTACTTCGCATGGATCGAATCCTGCTCGAGCACTTGCGATAACGAACACACGACGGCGTCGTTGGGCCAGGCCGAAATATTGGGCATCCAGAACCCTCCACGCGGCTGTTCGCTTGGGTCCATACACACAACCAGCGTCCTTCCATTTGCCCCCTGGCGGCTGGAGTTCTTCGGATTCGCCCACCAGGGCGCCGAGGAAGCAGCCGAAGGCGTTGTCCTTGCTGGAGAGGACTCCGGGGACGTTTTCCCAGATGACAACGGTCTCGTCATCGCCTCGGGCATTTCGAACATGGTCAACTGCATTTGCCAATTCCACATATTTGATTGTGAGCGCCCCGCGTGGGTCGGACAGTCCTTCACGCATGCCGGCAACGCTGAAGGCTTGACAGGGCGTGCCTCCGACTAGAATGTCGGGCGCGTCGATCATGCCTGCTAGAACCTTGCTAGAGATCCTGGTCATGTCTCCCAGGTTTTTCACTGCCGGCCAGCGATGGGCCAGCACGGCGGACGGGAAGGGTTCGATCTCGGCGAACCAACTTGCGCGGAATCCCAGCATGTGCCAGGCCACGCTCGCAGCCTCGATGCCACTGCATACCGATCCATAGCTGATCATGCGACGACCTTCCCAGGCTGATTGCCATATGGCTGCCACTCGATCTTGTGCTTCCGCTTCTTCGTAAGAACCGGAGTTCCATCTTCATGCCATAGCTGAACCCTTGCGCGGATCTGCATGTCTCGGCATTCCAGAGTCTTGCGTGCGAGCTCGATGAACTGGCGGCAGAGGTCCGGCGTATCCAAGAGCTGGCTCAATTGGACGACCTTTGTTCCGGTCATGATGGTGTCGGTCTTTCGTTCGACTGCTGCGAGCCATTCGCTCATTGGAACGTGCTCATCCCCGAGTGGGGTCTTGCGTACTGACTTCACTTCCTTCTTGGCCATGGCGAGCGCTACGTCTCGCGTCATGCCGAACACGGCAAAAGTGCTCATGTGGTAATCCTCAGGACGAGTAGAGCCGCGCCGGCCGGTGGCTAGCGTCGGTGATCTGGTGGTGGGTTACTGTTCGTCGTCGGCTACGGAGAGTCCGGCGGCTAGTAGTTGTCGCGACACGTTTTCGCTTGGCGTGTATTCGTGTCGCGACACGACGAGAAGAGGCAGGAGATCGGCATCGGGTAGGGCTGAGGCGTTGAGTAGAAGCGTCGAGAACGCTTCTCGCCAGTCCTCGAAATCGCCGACCGCCTGCAGGCGCTCGAACGCGGCGTCGATCGCCGGCGGGGAGGGCAGCTTGCGCTCGGGGATGCCGGCCTCGCGCTGCCGCTGGCGCTTCTCTCGCTGGCGCTGGGCGTTGGTCTTGGCCATCAGGCCACCTTCTTCGCCTTGAGCCCCAGGAAGTCGGGCAGGCCGTCGTGTCGTTCTTCGTGATCAGCGCGGCGCGGCATCACCCCGGCGAAGAAGTTCTTCAGGTGCTCATGGTCAGGGAATGTGCAGCGGATCAGAGAGTTCGGATCGGCCTGTCGCAGTACCAGGTTCGGTGCGCTGCCCCGGTTGAATATCCTCACGACCCGCTCGAACGTTCCCAGGTACGCAGGATCTACCGCGGTGATCGGTGACCCCATCCCCTCGAGCGGAATCAGTCGCCGCCAGTCCGGATACTTGGCGTCCACCAGTTCGAGCTGCGCGCTGATCAGAGTGCCAGGATCGAACGGCGCGAACTGTTTCACGTCATCGGGAGCGGGCCAGTCGGAATCGTAGATCACCCCTGCGCGTTCGTAGATGAACGCCGCGCCGGCGTTGCGTTTCTTCAGGCCAGCGACCAGCGCCTTGCTCGGGCTGATGATGATCTGATTGCCGGCCCAACCGTCAGGGTCGTGCATGACGCCGATGTGGTGGCCGTTCGTTGCGATCAGTAGAACGCCTCCCTGAGACGCCGGCTCGATGCTGATACCGTTGAGGTAGTAGCGGACATCGTTATGCGCCATGAACAGCGACACGGCGGCGAGGTAGTGGGCCTTTGCCCTGGCGAGTAGTTCCATGGGGTATCTCCGGTCAGAAGATGTAGGAGTGTTGGCGGCTGGCGCTTGAGCGGTAGGAGACCGTTCGAGGCTTCGCCTCTTGAACTGCTGGCGCGGCGGCGGACGGCGGCGTCCTGGGTGGCTGTTGCCGAACAGCCGCGGGGAGCACGAACACAAGCACGATGAAGCCCAGGGCCGCACCGATGCCTCCGGTTCGAATTGCTCGACGCCTGGTCACTTGGCGGCCTGCTGGCGCTTCAATTGCTCTGCATAGGCGCATGCTTCGTTGTGGTTCCGGCGGAATCCGCGCACCTTGCCGGTGGCCGTTTCGACGATGTGGAAGAAACCGCGCCCCTGAGGCACGACCTGGTAGGGTTCCGCTGCCGCAGGAGCCATGAGCCGCTGAGCGAACGCCAGGCGGGCGAGGGCGGTCTGGGAGAGCAGGCCGGCGAGAACTTCGGTTTGTTCCTGGTGCTTGAGCATGATGGTTCTCCTACGCGTTGATGGTGATTTCTTCGATCCGGCGAATGGTGCGGGCTTCGGTGAGTCGTCGCTCGTTGCTCGGCCTGCGGTTCCGGTTCATGTGGTCGTCATCGATCAGCGGGTGGCCGGCGACGAGGAATGCGAGCACGAAGACGGCCGGCGAGATGATTCCGCGGCGGAACGCCTCAAGCACCAGTCCGCGCACGCTGCGCACGCCGAGCTTGAATTTCGCGTCGTCGAGACGTTTCTCGACAGTCCCAGGGGCGATACCCATGCGCCGCGCGACTTCCTTTGCGGTCAGTTCGCTGGCGCTCCATGCCGTGGCTTCGAGTTCACGGGGAGCAAGGCCGAGGCCCTGGCGGCCGATCCATCCGCCGCAGTTGATGGTTGCGTGCATGATTGATTCCTTGGCTGCATGGGTCAGCACTCGGCATTGCGTGGAGTGCTGGCGCATGGAGTCGAGAGAGGGGTGGTGCAGGGCGCCCGCCGCCCCGCACCTACTTACAAACCGCCTTATGGTTTGAAGCATTCTTGGCGGGACGCCTGGAGCCCGAACTCTGGACGCCCCGCTGGTACATCGCTCCCGGCCTGCTGGCGCCGGGGCGCCCAGGTCAGGATCGGCGCTGGCGCTATCAAGCACGCGCAGCGGTTCGGGCCGCTGGTGCCGGAGCACAAGGCCGATGAGGAATGGAAGGATGAACATGGTTTACCCCTGGAGTGACTCTTTCGCCTGAGCGACGAGATCCATCAACCGCTCTACCCATGCCGAGCGAGTGGTGAGGGTGATTGATTCCGGCCCTTCGGCCAGGCCTGCACGAAGTGCCGTAGGGAAGGCCTCGACGATATCGGTAGTGACCTTCAGCAGATCATCCAGAATGGCGCGCGGCACGGTTGGCTCGGCTACCGCCTTGGGGGTTACTTTGGTTCCGCCCGCCGCGATCACCTTCGCGAGCTGCTGGCCTAGCACCTGGCCGGCCTTCTCGCCGTGCTTCCTGACGACCTTCGCCGCGGTCGTCGCCGCTACCGCGCCGGAGCTGATCAACTGCTGCACATCGGTATTCGCGTTGCCTACGACCAACACCTGGTCGACGTGCTGACGGGTGCGCCCCATCTTCTGGGCGATCTGTTCGACGGTCCATCCGAACGCAATGAGCCGTTTGTAGCCGTGTGCGAGCTCCAGAGGGGACAGCTTGCGCCCCTCTTGGGAAGTGATCACGCGGAGCACGCGCTCAGCGTCGTTGCCGGCGAATGCAACGATGGGCACCCAGAACTCGCCGTTGGGGTCGCGTGGTAACCGGCCCTCAGCGTCGAGCTTGAGGTAGGCGCGCCGGCGGCGGTGCCCGTCGACAACCCACATGCCGCCGTCTTCGCGGGGGCGCACTTCGAGGGCAGGAACAATGCCGCCCTGGTGCAAGTAGTCGGCCAGATCCGCGATGCTCTGTTCGAGGTCTTCGCCCTCTGCGCGCAGGTTGAAACCGGGTTCTTCGTGAAGGTCCTCCAGGCGAGCTTTCATCGCATCTGCGCGTTTCAGGTCGCCGTCCTTGATCATCTGCTTGAACGATTTGGCCGCCATGAGGCCTCCGTCTGTTGTGATTGGGTGATGCTGTATGGGGGAGTGGTCTGGCCGGTGCTGAGTCTCTATCCGGCTGGCGCCGGGCTGGGTCACTGGCGGACTAGATAGCCGCGCACACGCTATACCCCTAGCGCTGTGCGACCAGACCACTCTCCGATACAGCCTGGCGATGGGGCCAGGTTGATCGGGCCTGCTTTGGGGAGCCCGGCAGGCGCGGGCAGCTGGCTACGCAGTCCTCATGCCGGGCTTCTCTGCCGGCCCGTGACGGCCTTCAGCAATTGGCCCGCACTCGAAGTCTGGGGGATCCATGACCCTGGGTTTATTCTCGGCAACGATCAAGCGGTTGATGTCGAACCAAAGCTGTTCGCCGATCTTTCCGTCGTCTCTGATTCCAGGGTTAAGAACTACCTGGATGCAGCCGTAGAGATCGAAGCAGACCGAGGTGACCACGCCCTCGAAGCCGGTCACGCGATCCCTGGCGCGATACCCAAGGATGGATAGGTGTTTCTGTACGTTCATGGTTTCCTCTCTTCCCGTATCAGGGCAAATGGAGCGAACGCCGGGCGCTTCCCCGGATGCGTCAGGTCTGGCTGCGCTAGCCCCTCGACTCGTTCGCTGTTCGCTGGCGGCTCACTCGTCGAATTCGACGAACTCGCCCTCGGCATTCAACTGGTACCAGGTGTCCGGCTCTACGCCGTTCTCCCCGACCTTGCTGGCGCGGATATGGATTAGGCGCCCCTCGACGTCACGATGACATAGGACGATGGCGCTACCAGCAGATGCGCGAGCGCGGCCTTCGATACCCAGGGATGCGGCGACGGATTCCTTGCCGCTGACCTCGGCTGCCGAGTAGTTGCCGGTGTTGCTGGCTGCCGACTGGTAGCCGGTGTTGCTGGCTGCCGAGTAGTTGCCGGTGTTGCTGGCTGCCGAGTAGTTGCCGGTGTTGCTGGC